GCTCGTTCAATCAACTTCATTCAGTTGAATTTTGTAGCAGTAAGAACTGGTGTTGACTTCACAACAATCGTTGGACAATTCTAATAAATATACAACGATATAGGAGAAAACAATGGCATTCAACGTAGCAGAATTTAGAGCGAATATGATTGGTGACGGGGCCCGTCCCAATCTATTTCAAGTAACTTTAAACTTCCCAACAATCGCAGCAAATGGTGTAACAGCAGGACAGAAAGCCACATTTATGGCTAAATCAGCACAGTTACCAGGTTCAACAATTGGTACTGTTCCTCTTTTTTATTTTGGTCGTGAATTGAAGTTTGCAGGTAATAGAACCTTCACAGACTGGACACTACAAATTATCAACGATGAAGATTTCACAATCCGTAGGTCAATCGAATCTTGGATGAATGGAATTAACAGTCATGGTGGTAATGTCCGTGCAGCTGGTGCTAAGGATCCAACAGGTTATACTGTTGATGCTCAAGTAACACAGTACGGCAAAACTGGCGACCAGTTAAAAACCTATAACTTTGTTGGACTTTACCCATTAGATTTGGCACCAATCGATTTAGATTGGGGTTCAAATGACACTATTGAAGAATATGCAGTAACATTTGCTTATCAATGGTGGGAAACAGATACAACAACTTAATTTATTTTATTTTACAGAGAGGGCTTTGGTCCTCTCTATTATGCTTTTTTGAATTGGATTAAAAAATATGGCCGCTAATAAATTTTCTCTATTTGGCTTCACGATTGCTAGGAACAAGCAGGAAGATTCTGCTGAAGTCCAGCAATCTTTTACGCCTCCTGCTAATGAGGATGGCGCATTAACGATTACATCTGCCGCTTACTATGGTACATATGTTGACCTAGATGGAACGGCAAAGAATGACATAGAGTTAATCTCTCGTTATCGTGAAATGTCAATGCAACCAGAAATTGAGTCCGCCATTGATGATATCGTAGGCGAAGCTATTTGCCAAGACGATGACGGTAAAATTATTCAAATTGTTTTAGATAATCTGAAACAACCAGAAAAAATTAAGAATGCCATCAAGGCTGAGTTTGAAACGGTAATGCGTTTACTCAACTACAAGAACATGGCACAAGATATTTTCCGTAGGTACTATGTAGATGGTAGACTGTACTACCACGTTATTGTAGACCAAACAAAACCTATGGAAGGCATTAAAGAACTTCGTTATGTAGACCCAAGAAAATTACGCAAGATTCGAGAAATGAAAAAGACCAAAGATGAGCGTACTGGTGTAGAGATAATGAAAGTAATCAATGAATACTATTTGTTCAATGATAAAGTTACTACTGGTTCTTCTTCTAATTTCGGGCCCGTTGGTGTTCGAATTACTACTGATTCCATTATTGCTGTTGTTTCTGGTCTTATGGATTCTAGGCGTGCTGTAGTACTCTCGTATATACACAAGGCGATTAAGCCACTTAATCAATTAAGAATGATTGAAGATGCTACAGTTATCTATCGTATATCTAGAGCACCTGAAAGACGTATATTCTATATTGACGTTGGTAACTTACCAAAGTTAAAAGCAGAACAATATCTCCGTGATATTATGGTCAAGTACAAGAACAAGTTGGTATATGATGCCAATACAGGTGAAGTAAGAGATGACCGTAAGTTCTTATCTATGATGGAAGACTTTTGGTTACCACGTAGAGAAGGTGGTAAAGGCACAGAGATTACTACACTTCCTGGTGGACAAAACTTAGGTGAGTTGGAAGATGTTAAATACTTTGAAAAGAAATTATACAAGGCACTCAACGTTCCCGTTTCTCGTTTAAATCCTGAAACATCTGGATTCTCTCTTGGTAGAACAAATGAAATTACCCGTGACGAATTAAAGTTTGCCAAGTTTGTTGACCGTTTACGTAATCGTTTTACAGACCTTTTTGAACAAGCACTTAGAGTTCAATGTGTATTAAAAGGTATCTGTACCAACGAAGAATATGACGATTTTAAAAACTTCATTCACTACGACTTCATTAAAGATAATAACTTTAGTGAACTCAAAGATGCCGAACTGATGACCAACCGTTTACAGTTATTGGCATCCGTTGACCCATACACAGGTCGGTATTTCTCACAATCTTGGATTCAAAGAAATGTTCTACGTTTGAACGATGACGAAATCAACCTAATGCAGAAAGAGATTGACAAAGAGAAAGAAGAAGGACTTGGATTGCCAGTTGGTGTTACTAATGACATAGCACAACAACAAATGTTATCACAAGTACCTGCACAACCTATGAATCCTGTCGACCAGGAACATGAAGCCAAGATGGCTAAACAACAACAAAAGCAAACTAAAGAAGAAACTAGTGGTGCCACATTGTTGAAACTGAAACAAATATTATAAATATCTTGATTGGAGAATAAAATGACAGAATATAATAGACAAATTATCGATTACGCACAAGAAGATAATGGCGTTGAATTTCGCAATGCCTTATATGCAAGTATACACGATAAATTAACGGCACATATTGATGCTAAGAAACAAGAAATTGCTCAAAACTTAATCTCTCCTGAAGTAGATGATGAGAGTGAGCAAGGACAATCAGAGGATCAACCACAAGAGGTTGAGAATACTTAATAAATAGGACCTAAAATGCCAAACAAATTTTCATATCAAGTCTTAAAAGATGATACTCAACACGCTATTATTAAATTAACTGGCGAATTTGATGGTTCCGGACAAGAAAATAATGTAGCAAGAATTGCTGCAAACTCTTTATATGGAGCTCTAGATGCAAACAATGTGCCTTTACGTAGTTCTTTGAGTGTCAGTAATACAGCAAAACCTTATTATGGTTTGTCAATTCATCGTCTTTGGTATGATACTGATACTGCCGCAGGAGATGTACAATTTTATTGGTCAAATACAACATTTGCTCAAGCTAATTCTGGTGTTCCAATTATATTCATGCAAGGTAATGGTGAATATGATGGTAATGGAAATTGGATTACTATTAAAAATCCATCAATAACAAGTAATACAAACGGTGATATTGGTATTTGTAGTCGTGGTCAAGTAGCAAATGCAAGTTATACTATTGTTATAGAATTGAGAAAAGAAAATGAATACTATCAACGTGGTCAGTTTAATGATCCAGCAGCATTCAATTATGGTGCTTACGCTCTGAAGCCGTAATGCAAGACTTTGTTTCTAAACTTCTGGCCAATAAGCTGGTAGAAGCCAGAGAAATATTGGAAGAAAAACTAGATGAGTTAATCGAAGAAAGATTAACTGAAGAAAAGGCTAAGATAGCTTTGGAAATGTTTGACCTTGAAGAAGGTAACATTCAAAAGATGGGAAGAACCAAATTGGTTCGTGTGAGAATTAGAAAAGGTAAGGTACAAAGACGTTCAAAAGTATCTGCCGTTCCAGGTTATACAATGCGTGGCGGAAAAATGATTCGTATGTCATCTGCTGAACGCAGACATCGTAAGATGGCTGTTAGAAAGAGTAAGTTTAAGAGGCGTGCTAAACTAGGACAAGCACTAAGAAAAAGAAAAATGTCCTTACGTAGAAGAAGTTCAATGGGATTATAAATGAAACTCATTAAAGAAATTACAGAAACGGTAAATTATATTACCGAAGATTCAGACGGTAAGAAAGTTCTTCATATTGAAGGACCATTTCTCGTTGCCGAAAGAAAAAATAAGAACGGTCGTTTGTATGAGTTTAATACACTTAGAAAAGAAGTAGACCGTTATACCGAAAGTTATATCAACAAGCACCGTGCATTCGGTGAGTTGGGACATCCAGATACTCCTTCCATTAATTTGGACCGTGTATCACACATGATTGTATCTTTGAGAGAAGATGGTAATCAATGGATCGGTAAAGCAAAGATTTTAGATACACCAATGGGAGCAATTGCCAGAAGTCTTATTGAAGGCGGTGCTCAGTTAGGTGTGTCTTCAAGAGGCATGGGCTCATTAAAGAACGTTAACGGTGTTAATGTTGTTCAGCCCGATTTCTATCTGGCCACAGCGGCGGATATAGTAGCAGACCCTTCTGCACCTGGTGCTTTTGTACAAGGTATTATGGAAGGCAAAGAATGGATGTTAGTAGATGGTAGATGGACTGAACAAGATTACGAAGAAGCAAAGCAAGAAATTCGCCAAGTTTCACGCAAAGAAATCGAAAAAGTAAGTCTACATATATTCGAAAACTTCCTGAAAAAACTTTAAATATAAATATCCAATATAAATCAAGGAGATTTTTCAAAATGAAAAAATTTAACTTATCCGAAGCCGCTAGTTCAATTCTGCTTGGCGAAGGATCTAAAGAAACATTTGACTCAAATATCGCTGCAAAGCGTTCTGGTCAAACAGGTACATCAAAGTTGCCAACATCTGTTGGTTACGGTATGAAAGATGCCGGTAAAATTGGTGCCTCACCAAATTCAACAAAAGATGAATTGCCAGATTACCTAAAAGGTACACCATCTGCTACACCTCCTGGTGCTACACCTCCTGTAGGTTCAGAACCAATGAAGAAGTTAGCACCACAACCACAGAATGACAAGAATGGTGACCTTCCTGATGTTCAAGGTGGTGAAGATTCTTATGACACCATTCGTGACCGTAAACCTGGTACTAAACCAAAACAAACAATGCAAGCAAACAAGGGTGCCACATTCCAATCTTATGGCGAAGAAACTGAATCTGATGAAGAAGTTGTTGCCGAAGAAAAAGAAGAAGGCCACGAAGACGCAGCACAAGACAAGGCCATGATTAAAAAAATGTTAAAGAAAGAAAAAATTAAATAAGACTAAGACGCTCTAATAGGTGGTGAAAACCACTCCGAAGAATTCGTAACAAAATCTTCTACCAAGTTAGAAGCTGCTGTTATCGCTCGTGCTGAAGAAGTTATTGCTGAAGCCGAATTTGCTTTGACAGAACAGTTTGAAACTGCTGTTGAAGAAATCAAAGAAGAATTGGCAGCCAAAGTTGATGACTATCTCAACTATATGGTTGAAGAATGGATGAAAGAAAATCAATTGGCTATCGAAAAAGGTCTACGTGCTGAAATCGTAGAAGACTTTATCGTTGGTCTAAAAGGTTTGTTCGAAGAACACTATATTGATATTCCAGAAGACAAAGTAAATGTCGTGGAAGAATTGACCAATAAAGTGGAAGAACTTGAAGGTTCATTAAACGAACAAATCTCCCGTGGTGTCGAGTTGACCAAGGCACTTAACGAACAGAAAAAAATTGAGGCTATCTACACAGCGTGTGAAGGCCTGACTCAAACTCAAGTAGAAAAATTAAAATCACTCGCAGAGGGTGTGGAATTCACTACTGAGGAAGAATTTGTAACTAAGGTAGAAACTTTGAAAGAATCATATTTCAAAGCAGACGTTAAAGTTGCAGACAATTCAGCTTTGGATGAAGTTCTAGTTGAAGATGAGAAGAAACAAGTATTCTCTGATCCATCAATGGAAATTTATACAAAAGCAATTTCACAAACTCTGGCTAAGTAATTAGTCGATAATACATAAAAAGGATAATTACAATGTATTTGACCGAAGAACTACAAAAGAAATGGGATCCAGTTCTGAATCATCCAGAACTCGAAGCCATTAAAGATCCATACAAGCGCTCAGTTACAGCACTTGTTTTGGAAAATCAACAACAAGCTATGGCTCAAGACCGTATGGCCTTGAACGAAGCAGCTACAGGCGGTTCAACTCCTGCTAACATCACCGGCAGTGGCGTAAACAATTTTGACCCAATCTTGATTAGCTTGGTACGCCGTGCTTTGCCAAATCTTATCGCTTATGACGTTGCTGGCGTTCAGCCAATGACTGGTCCTACCGGTTTGATTTTTGCAATGCGTGCTCGTTACACTAACCAAACAGGTACAGAAGCTTTCTTCAACGAAGCTAATACTGCTTACTCTGGTTCATTCTCTGAGAACAATCCATACGGATTCCAAGGTACACGTGCATCTGACGTTTCTGGTCAATTCCAAAACCCAACAGGTAACACAACTACTTCTGGTATTGGTATGCCAACAGCTAACGCTGAAATCTTGGGTACACAAGATAACGGTCCTGCAGCATTCCAACAAATGGCCTTCTCTATCGAGAAAGTTACTGTTACTGCTCAGTCACGTGCTCTGAAGGCAGAATACTCACTTGAACTCGCTCAAGACTTGAAAGCAATCCATGGTTTGGATGCTGAAACAGAATTGTCAAACATTCTGTCAACAGAAATCTTGGCTGAAATCAACCGTGAAGTTATTCGTACTATCTATACTTGTGCCGTTGCAGGTGCTCAGTATGGTACTACTACTGCTGGTTTCTTCGACCTTGACACAGACTCTAACGGCCGTTGGTCAGTTGAGCGTTTCAAAGGTTTGATTTTCCAAATTGAACGTGATGCTAACGTCATTGCAAAACAAACTCGTAGAGGTAAAGGTAACGTTCTGATTGTTTCGTCAGACGTTGCATCTGCTATGGCTATGGCCGGCGTGTTACAATACACTCCTGCTTTGTCTGCTGACCTCCAAGTTGACGATACTGGTAATACATTTGCTGGTTTGTTACACGGTCGTATCAAGGTCTATATTGACCCATACTTCGGTGGATACACATCCAACCAAGAATTGGTGACAATCGGTTATAAGGGTTCTTCTCCTTATGATGCTGGTTTGTTCTACTGTCCATACGTGCCGTTACAAATGGTTCGTGCTGTTGACCAGTATACATTCCAACCAAAGATTGGTTTCAAGACTCGTTACGGCATGGTTGCAAATCCATTCTCTAACGGTGCTTCTGGTGTATACCCTGACAACGGCGGTTTACAGGCTCGTAGAAACGTGTACTATCGTTTGTTCGGTGTCAAGAACTTGATGTAATCCCTTGAGATGGGAAGAAGTCACCGTTAAGAGTGACATTTAAAGAGGCCTCTTCGGAGGTCTCTTTTTTTATGGCCTATATAAAAGTACATGATTTTTAAAAGGAGATTTATTATGTTTGATGATTCATATTATTATAGACCTTATGCCGAATGGTTGGCAAGTCCTGACATTTTTGAAAGAGAAAGTTCTTCGGGTTTTATTAAAATACTGAACGCTCTTGACCGTGATATTGTTGCAGCAGAAGTTGGTGTTGCTTTTGGTACAAATATGTTCCATTTAATGGAAAAGATTCCAAGAATTACAAAGTATTATGCTGTAGACCAATGGGACGAATATAAAGATTATGCAGATGATTGTCCTTGGGGTCACATGAAAGGTGAAACAATGAAAAGTGTTGGTGAAGTTTTCTTAGACAAACTAAATAGTCCCGACAATAAGAATAAAGACAAAGTTGTTTTGATTAAAAAGCCTTCAGAAATAGGACACCAATTTATTGAAAATGATTCATTAGATTGGATTTTTATTGATGCAAATCATTCACATAAATCTGTTTACCAGGACTGTATGAACTACTGGCCTAAAGTTAAACAAGGTGGTATCTTTTCAGGTCACGATTGGTTTACTGATGACCGTGGTGTAAACACCGTAAGAAACGGAATATACCAATTTTGTGATGAAATGGGTATCGATAAAAACTCAATTATTTCTTTAAGAGATGATCCAGACCATCATGTTAATGAAGGTTGTTGGATGATTCAAAAGTAAACAAAACCGCTTCGGCGGTTTTTTTATGACCTAAATAATCATATGACAGCAATTACCAGAATACCACAAAACCCAAACTACTTACAGGCAACCAAATACCTACTCACGTTTGATAGGATTGGTTCCACGCAATACTTTTGCCAGTCAGTAAACATACCAGGGGTTAGTATAGGACAGGCCCCAATCAATACTCCTATGTTGGACATATATGCACCAGGTAATAAGATTACATACAACCAATTAAATATAGATTTTGCGGTTGACGAAGCGTTAGATAGTTGGCAACAAATACACAATTGGTTTCGTTCCATCGCATCTCCAGAGAGTTTTGGAGAACGTAAAAGATTGAGTGACGCTCAGAACCAGTATAAGTCAGGAAACGGACCTAAAGGTTACTCTGATGCTACACTTACAGTACTAAACAATCTTAACAATCCTGTACTAAGGGTGAAGTTTATTAATGTCTTTCCAATATCATTATCGGATATTCAATTCGATACCAAAATGACTGCTGATGATATTGTATATGCCACTGCCACTTTTGTATTTGATTATCACAACATTGAATCTATCTAACATTGGCTTGACACGATAACATTAGTTATGTTATAATGTAATTTTACTGTTACCTTTTATATTATGGAAAACCTAGAATTAGTATTGAAGAATTGGGAACGTGATACAGTTATTGACCAGACAGAACCTGGAAAAGAACTGTTAAAGATTCCCACACTACACAACAAATACCTCGCTAT